TGGTCCATCGGTGGGAGGTCCAAGACAGACAAGACGTCTGCAGGGTCGAACCCGACGTTGATCATCCGCACGGCCATCTGCACTCGTTTCTCAGTCTCCACGATCGTGGCAGCGCCGAGGTCCACGTTGGCGAGCGGCACCCGAGGTTGCGAAGCCGAACCGGAATCGATCGGTGCCAGATCCTCCAACGCTCTAATGTCGTTGATCGACAAGAAACCCGCTTGGATCCCTTGTGAGTAGGCGGTGTACCGAGACGACAAATCGCCACGGAGCAGACCTTCCATACTGAAACGCAGGTAGGCGTCGCCCGGGAGCAGACGCGAGTAATGCTCCTCGATCTTCGCTATGTACGGGCGGAGCGTTAGAGTGACGAACTGGATGTGTTGTTGCTCCACCGACGCGTACGACATCGAACCGGCTTGCATCACACCGAGAAGCGCCGGCTGGATTTTGAAGATCCGAGCGACTTCGATAACAGCGAACTCCCGGGACTCGACCAGTTGTGACTGTTGCGGGTCAGAATCCATACGGTGGAACTTCGCACCACCACTCAAGATGTTCGGGCGGTGTGCGTGTTTCAAACCTTTGCTGTTCTTCTCGAACTGGTTTTTCAGGCTGGTAGCCTGCTCCTCAGTCATATCGCCCGGGACTTCGATAATCCCACTGGACAACGTACCCGAGCCGAAATAGCGAGCGCTGAAATCGTCCAGAGCACGGCTGATACCGAGCACCTCGCGCAACTCGCTAACACGGGAGATTCCTTTGATAGAACCGGGCCTCAGGAGGTCCGGGATCCAAAGGACTTCCTCGGTTGTGAGCACGCGGTTCGAATCGAACACGAAAGTGATCGACCCATCGGTAGCAAGACGCGGCTCGACCCGCGAAGGGTCGAGGACTTTCAACGCTACGAGCACACCGGACGGGTTGCGCAACTTCCGCACGTAGGCGTTGCCGTCGATCAATAACGACATCAGCACCATCTGGAAGTGATCGATCCTGCCAACACCACGGTCCGGTTCTGGATTGTCCAGCCAATCCGGGCGAGGGTGCGGGTACCGACGGTCGTTCTGGCGAGTGTAAGAAGAAACCGGCAGAGTCGAGATCGAATCGGTGATCAGACGCATCGCAGCGTAGACAACGCCGATTTTCATCGCCTCGTGCGAGTTCATAGGCACACCGGAACGCGTTACGCTCGGGCCCAGTTGGTCAGTTAGGAACAGCGACTGGTACGTCACAGCGCGCTGCTCGTTGGATTTCAGTAAGCGACCCAGCATCAGTCACGCTCCAAAGCAAGCCCGAAAGCAAGAACACCGATACCGACAACGACGAAACCGGCAGGGACGAAAACCAACCCGACACCGAACGCCACCAGTACGAAACCCAAAGCCTGTATCAGTGAGGACATCTCGAACTCCTAAAAGAATTGTGGAACCGGTACTACCGGTTCCTGCTCCCGCACCCAAGTGGCACGGTCGAAAGCCATTACAAGAGCCACCGCAGCATCGATCTTGCGCGGACTAGCCCGGTGTTCTTTCGTGATCCGAGGACCGAGACGGTCCGTTTTGATCACGCAGTTGTCCATGTGGCGAGCCAAAGTCGGGTTGTGGTCGTGTCTAACCCCGTCGCTCATCACGGCGTCGTACATCTTCGCAGTCGCCGGTACCATCCGGGACGGGCTGCTGCTGTTGTACTCAATGATCGGCACACCGACCGCTTCCAACTCCTGCATCGAACGTTGCCACCGGAACGGGTCGCACACCACCTCCACGACGTTGTAATCGCGGCACGTGTCCATGATCGTGGCCTCGACCTCACCGATATCAACACGCCAATCGTCCGTGTCCGCAGGTTGCTTCTCCCAAGCCTTAATCAACCAAACCCTAGGGACAGCCTCGATCGTGACACCGACCAACGCCGTACTGTCACCACTGAAAGAACCATCGAACCCGACAATCACACCGACCTCAGAATCCGCGACATCCGGCTCCTGCAGTTTGTCCCAAGCCCCAGCCGGCAACCAAGCAATCTGGTTATTCACCCACAGCCCGAGGCGTTTCGTGCGGAACTCGTTCTCCAACGTCGTTTTCACCGAAGCGACGAAATCCTCAGGGTCCTGCAAATCCCCGAAAGCCGGGTTAGCCAAACGCCACACCTTCGGGTCCCGATGGTCACAATCATCAGGAGCCTTCCACCACGCCATGAAAAACGACGGGTCCTCGACCTCGCCCTTAGCGATCTTCTCACCATACTGGTACAAGCGGTACGCGACCGAGTCCTGCCCAGTGCGGTCCGTTTTCACACCCGGAGTAGTGATACCGATAAGCAACGGATCGACACGCGCCGACATCGCCAACTGCATCACGTTGTACAGACCGTCATCCGGTGACGCGTGCACTTCGTCGAAAATCACACAATGAGGGTTCAGACCCTCCTTGGTGTAAGCCTCGCTCGACAGCACACGGTAGACCGAGCCAGTCTCCGGGACCTCTATCGCGTCACGGAACAAACGAGTCACGGCAGACAACTCCGGGGACTGCTCCACCATCGCCTTAGCCGAACCGAAAACGATCCGGGCTTGGTCCCGGTCGGCCGCGCACGAATAAACCTCGCCACCACGCGGGCCCATCAGTAACGCATGTAAAGCCATACCGGAACCAAGCGCAGACTTGCCACTCTTACGCGGCAAACCGATAAGAACCCGCCTGTGCCGGTAACGGCCATCAGCCTTCCGAGCGTAGACACTCCTCATCAGTTCCCGCTGGAACGGACGTAAGACCAAAGGATCCCCAGCATTACCACCGACAGAGTCCTTGACCTGAGGACACAAGCCCTCAATAAAATCAGAAACCAGCGCGCCATCGCCACGCCTACGGTCCGCAACAGGAACCGGTGTTAGAAGCGCAGGAGGCCAGCCCTTAATCCTGGCCACAGGAAGACTACCGAGTTTCGGCTGGTTTTACGACCCGCTGCACCGGGTCCTTCTCCGGATTCAGAGCCTTGTGCACAGCGACAGCCATCGCATGCGCCGCATCACGGACAACACCAGTGTCCGGGTTGCCCACCGAGCCGAGCATTACAGATTCGATTTCGCTTACATCCACGAGAACTCCTAATTAGCGGTTTTAGCGCGAGCGCGCAACAATTCGAGCGTACCTTGGGGTTTCACTTCCGCCACGCCAAGACGCGAACGGTCCGTCGGGTTCATACCCAACTGGGCAAGCCACTGCCCGATCTGCTTCTCCAAATCGTTCAAAGAACCCGCCAAAGGATGCTTGTACGGGTACCCAGCGCTAGTCAAGACCGTCCAGCCATCACTATCCAACGTCGCCACGATATGGTCACGCCGGTCCAGAGCCTCCGCCACCAACTGCAGCAACTTCGCATCGGAACCCGACAACCAACCACCAGCGACATCCACCGACTTCCGCCAAAAATCCTGCCCAGTCTTCTTCAAAGTCACCGGCATGTCAGCAGCCGTGATACCAGTCAAAGCAATCGTCTTGCCAGCGTCCGGTATCGAACGCTTGCCCGGGTTGCCACGGGCTCTCTTGCGTTCCAGAGGGGTCGGTGCAGGTCCTCCCATGGGGTTTCACCCAATCCTTTCAAATATGCGGAGATGTGTTTTTGGCTGGGGGCAAGGTCGCTTCTTGCTTTCGAGATCCTTACTCGACCCTACCCTCGGTTTAGTTCCTTCCATCCTTGCTTTTGTTCCTAAGTTCGAGCGCACGCCGGATGTTGCAGGAGCGGTGTGCGGGTGCCAGTAGGCTGTCCGGGTCGTCGGGTGTGACGTGGTCGGCCTGCCAAGGGTCTCCCGGTATGGCTCCTTGGCCGCAGAGCCAGCACTGCTCCGCTGTGTCGCGGATTTGCTTGGCTCGGACGCGGTAGTTCCCTTTGTACAGCGAGCGTTTGCCTTTGTCCCTCTGGTGGTCTGTGGTGCGAGCGTAGAGCGCTGCGCAGTCGTCGCACCGGCTGGGGTTCCGCATCAGGACGCCGCACTCTAGGCACGGTTTGCGGAAATGGTGGGGGCTCATTGGCACGCGATTGTAAAACTCGGGACCCAGTCAACCATGTCGGGGGCCTATTCCGCAATTACATTCGAGAGTTTGGACCAGACGTCGTATGACCAGACGGAGCCGCAGGTGTGGCAGGTGGCGGATCTATCTGGGCTGAGCCTGAGCCGGCCGGTACACCGGGTGTCTCCTTCGAGTACCTCCGGGCATCGTGGTGGTTTCGTTTTGCGGGCGGAACCGTTGACTACTTGGATTAGCGAGTCGTGTCCGTGTTTGATCTCGAGTGTCAGGTCTCCGGCTGCTGGGTGGTGGCATGCCCACCAGTCTGCGAGTGTGAGGAGTTTGTTGCACAGCCCGAGGACGTCGGTTGGTGTTTCGCTCCTGAGGTCGCAGCGGTCGATGAGGTCTTCGACCCATGGTGTCAGGACCGACCGGATGTCGGTCCTCTTGTCGAGTAGCGACAAGACGTGGAGGTTTGCTGGTGTGCCTCCTGATGTGGATCGGGTTGGCCGTTCGGTTTCGATTTTGACTGGTGCTTTGAGCCAGTCGGTTTGTCCGAGGAGGGTGTGGAGTTTGGGGATTTCGCGGAGTCGTTTGACTGTGAACAGGAGGCAGTATTCGCAGATGACCCAGTCGTCTTCTTTCTCGCCTTCGCAGGCTGCGCATCTGGTGGTGGTCATCGGCCGGTACTCCCGAATCCTTGGTCGCCTCTGGTGGTCGAGGGGA